ATACGGTAAGCGTTGCAGGGCTTGCGTTGTTAGCCCACACGTTAATGTATGGATATTTAGATTCCGCAATTCCTTCTTCGTAGTAGTATTCTAAAGTTGTATTTGCAAGAGGTAGGATTGTGCTTGTAGATCCCGTTTGGTTGTAGCCTCCTGAGTAATTTGTATAGCCTCCAGTTGAATAATAAGTTGTCGTGTCTAGCTCTGTGTATGTGCCTAGCGTTGCCTCCTTAAATCGCTTGACCTCAACAATTGCCATCATAGAGTTTGTGTTATCAGCTGGTCTAATAGCATCAACGTATTCCCGAATATATGGGGCTATATTATAAACGTTTTTTCTATTCGATGTCGAAGCGATAGATTTAGTAAATATGTATGTCGCAGTTGATGGCCGTGAGCTTGGATTGTTCCAAATTCTTAACTCAATTTTTGAGCCTAATTGTGCGCTTTCATTTACCTCAATAAAATAAGGGCTTCTTGAATATATTATCATTTTCCTTGTAAGTTAATATCTACTATTCTATCGACATCGATTGCTACTTGCGTAGGCATTTGCTCTTGAATATACTTTTTAAATCCTGCCTCGTATGGCTTAGTAAAAAACAAGGTTGGCTTTATGCCTTGCGCATAGATTCGATTAGCTATAATAAATCCAAGCGTTTTGTAGCTTCCTTTTTTAAATTGCCCTTTCTCATCTCGTAGCCTTATGCCTCGCTTCTTTGCCCATTCTCCCAACGGCCCAGCTGGAGGACGCTTGTTAGTAAACATAAAGCGTGAGTTAGGGGCTTTCTGCTTTCCGTTTTTAACCATTGAAGGAAACGCACCCTTTACACCTTCATCTAAAAATTGACCGTAGTTTTCCATTCTGAATCCTACAATCGCATAATTGTTTTCTGTTACTACTTCGCCCTTGATGCTATTATAAAGAGTCTTAGAAACGTTATTGCGCCCCTTAGACAGATTCGCTCTTGCTTGCTGAATAACATAGTTCTTATATTTCTCAAGAAGCTTGTAGCTTGCGTTTAACATATTGTCATATCGTTCGGCACAATCACATCAAATGTAAGTGTCCAGCCTGCAATCTTATTTTCAAAGCGATCCGTGAACGGCTCTGCGGTTGGCTCGCTTGTTATCATTACTTGACTAGAATACAAAGAGCCACGCACTAAATCAGCCGATAGCTTTTGTGCTAAAGCAAGCGTTGAGTTTAAAACATCCTGCTCATTATCGTTGCCGTTCCAGATATCTGTTATCTCTTCCTTTGAATCGTTTACTAAATCCATAAAAAGGATAGACACGTTCATTGACATTGTGACCTCGCCTAGCGTTGCCGTGTTTACAATCAAATGATTTAAAGGAAATATGGTTTGCTTAGTTAAATCAACTGCAAAAATATCGCCAATCGTAACGGTGTTCACGAACGGTGTTGCCTTTAAGTAATTCTTTAATGTATTTACAACGTAGAAATATCCGTTCATCGAATTGTTTTTTTAAGTAATTTATTTTCTAAATCTATTTTCTGCTTTTCAAATGTCAAAAACGTTAGACATTGATTAAGCGGAAGTCTGGAGATTTCATCAAATCGTCGGACATCTCCTTGAGCCAATGCGTAAATTGATGAATACCAGCCCCACCGTTTTCCGAATTGTGCTTGTTCAGAATAGTCTGAATCTGCGGATTCTCCTCCAAATAGGTCAGTGTACTTTTCAGTAACTCGTTGCCTAAATGATAAAAAAAAACCCTTGAGGCAAGCACAACATCAAGCGGTGCATCAAGCATTTTTTCAGCGTAAAAATTAGATCCCTCGTAGGATTCAATTGTATACTTATCTTTTAGCTTCATTGTTATCGGCCGATACATTACCGCCATAGAGCGATGCAAATCTTTCCAGTCTGTAATGTAGTTATCTAAATCCATATACTCGCCTTGTGAGATGTCATCAAGGTTTGGAATGAATCCGTACTCAGTACCGTTAAGGCTAAACCTATTTTTAAACGGTGGTATCTTTTCAAATAACTTATTTATGGTAGTTACAATTTCTACGATTTGCTTTCGTTTAAACTGGCTCACATATTTTAGCTCAACGTTGCAGAATATCTCAATCATTTTGTGATGCAAGAAATCGGATTCCTCATTCTGCTCTGCAATGTTCATAAATTTAATGTACTGAGATAGCTTAATCTCGCTCAAATCAGTTGGAATTGTTATCGCTAACTTCATAATTGATAAACGTTAATTGTGATTTTTTGTTATTAGTACACGAAATACTGCCCTTTGTTGGGATTAGACAAGTGATAGAACACGTTGTAACGTATGGCATCGATTGCGTGATTGTAATTATCGACCACCAATCCAGACTTTTTATCTGAGTAGATGTAATTGTTGAGTTCCTTTGCAATGTTTTGTGAGTTATGTTCTAAAACTATTTCAAAATCTTGCATCAATGCCAGCCCTGCGGTTATGCTTCCTGCTCCTTTCTCAGTTGCTACGATATTGCAACGCTGACTAGATAGCTCTGCAATTAGTCTAGGCTCTGCGCTATCGGCTACAATTAACGAGCCTCCGCAAACTTGCTTATTTATAACTGCAATCTCTGAGGTTGTTAGCTTTGGCTTGTATAAATGCTCTTTGACATAAATCTTTCGCTTGCTTTTATCAATGGCCACCTCTACTAATGTAGTCGGATCAATAGAGAAACCAAAGTCCTGACCGAATGAGGTTTGTAAATTATCAGGATTAAAGTTTCCGAAGCTCCAGTTAGTAAATACAACCCCTTCGGCTTTGTCTAGCCAACCTCCTAGAATCTGATGCTTATATTTTTTAGGATTAAATTGCTTTATCCTTTCTATCTCATCTAGGAATGATTGGTCTAGGTGCTCAATGTTATCCTCGAAGGTTGTGTGAATATAAGTAACGTTATTCTTTACCCCATTAAAAGCTTCTTCAACTCCTGCCTGCTCAAAGAAACGCTGGTAAATCCAATGCTCTTTTGTTGCAGGATTCAGTATTAATATCACTCTGTTCTGAACTCCTTTTTGTCTGATAGATAGGTTTATCTTGTCGAAAGTTGCCTCATCTGTTAGCTCTTCGGCTTCATCCAGTATCCAAGTTGTAACCCCCTGCAAGGATTTAAGATTGGCCGTTTGATCGCCTGAAGAAGTTTTAATCCCTTTAAAAATAATCTCTGAGCCTGAGCTCTTATTTATAATTTCGGATTTAGTAACCTCAAAGTGATGCGTTGCTTCTAATAGCTCAATCTTTTCTTGGAACTCAGGAATGATAGAAAGATGTGCAGATACCATTGTCTGCCGTGTAAATAGAATCTTATGGCCTTTCTCAAACGATAAGAGGCTGGCAAACGTGCCAACCCCAAAAGATTTAGATGAACCACGACCTCCAGTTATAATAAAGAAACGTGTTTTATTACCTAGTGCCTGATATTTTTTGTTAAGAATTATCACTCCTTGAATTTAAATACCTCTGCTGCGTTAAAGTTTACTTCGTGCGTGTTGTTGCTTTCAACGTGTGTCATTGATAACTGGCGAAGCTCATCAGGGCTTGCTATTAGCTTCATTAATCCCATTTGAAGAGTTGGATTATCTGATTTATACCATTTAGATCGCATCGAAACTTTAATTTCTGTCTTGACTTTTGTAAGTGCAGATTTTATAGCGTCAGATTCGTGTAGCTTACGAACGTAAAACGTTTCTTTACTGCAAGGCAAATAGGCTACAATATCCTCAATAAAAAATAGTTTATACTTCTCAATCGCCTCAACTGATTGTTTTTCTAAATCTTCGTAATTATAAGCCATAAGGTTGTCCGTTTTTCTTTATAACTAAACTTGGATCTAATTTTTGCATTCGATCAATTATAACTTGGCAGTACTTTGGATCAAACTCTACGATGTATCCTTTCCTATTAAGTTGATGACAAGCCACCATAGTTGTACCAGAACCACCGAAAGCATCTGCAACTATATCTCCAGCCTTTGAAGAGTTTTTAATCTGATACGCAAACAATTCTACTGGCTTCATTGTAGGATGCTCTGCATTTCTAGATGGTCTATTAAAATCTAAAACGGTTGTTTGCTTTCTATCTGAATACCAATTGTGTGCTGCGCCTTCTTTCCATCCATATAAACAAGGCTCGTGCTTCCACTGATAATCTTGCCTTCCCATCACCATACTATTTTTAACCCATATAAGACATTGCTTAACCATAATACCTGCATCCTTCATTGCTTGTCTAAAATTAGCACCCTCGCTATCAGCGTGCCAAACATACCAAGCACCTCCAGCTTTTGAGTATGATCCTAATGCAGTATAAAAGTCATATAGGAATTGATAAAAATCTTTATCTCCCATATTATCGTTTTCAATAGTCAGAGCATCTTTTGTTTTGCCTTGATAAGCTACGTTGTATGGAGGATCCGTTACAACCATATCAGCAAGTTGGCCATCGAATAGTTTACCAAATGTATCTGTTTGAGTACTATCTCCGCAAATTAACTTATGCTGACCTATTTCAAAAACATCTCCTAAAACAATATCTGTTTCAATTCCACCATCAGGTACTTCGTAGTTATCATCATCAGCTTCGCCTTCATCCTTTATATCAAATACTGGTAAATCTAATCCCCACGCTTCTAGCTCATCTGTATCCCATTCATTAGCCAACA